AATTTCCTAAATGTTATTATGCCAGACATATAGAACAAGGCTTGGTTGGTTACGATGAAGGCGTTCTCTTGGTGCGTAACGATACACTAAAAAAAATGAATGCAACATTTGCCGGAAAGCCTGTATACGTCTTGCATCAAGAGGTAGACCTAGAAAATCTTGAAAAAGAAATGGACGGTGTGGTATCTGAAAGTTTTTATAACGAACTTGATGGGTGCCATTATCTAAAGTTCATTGCAATTAAAGATGAATTGCATCAAAAAATTCAAGAAGGTTGGAGTGTGAGCAATGCTTACAATCCAGTGCTATCTGGTGTTTCGGGCGTTTATCATAATATTGCTTATCAAGATGAGGCAATTGATGGTGAGTATACACATTTAGCAATTGTTCCCGACCCTCGCTATGAGGGAGCAAAGATTTTTTCCCCGGATGAATTTAAAGCTTATAATGAATCCAAGAAAAAAGAATTAGAAGAACTGAAAAACAGCAAAGGGAGTAAAATTATGTTTAAGTTGTTTAAAAGACAGGAAGTTAACGAAGGTGTCGAACTTGACACTATCGTTCAACTTGAAAATGGCAAAGAGGTTACCGTAAAGGATATGGTAACAGCCATTGAAAACGCAGAGAAAGAGAAAGAGAAAGAGAAAAAGAAAGCAGATATGGATATGGTCGTTAATGTTGACGGCAAAGACATGCCAGTAAAAGAGCTTGTATCTGCTTATAAAAAACTTTACGAAGAAGAAGAAGACAAGAAAAAAGAAAATCAAGAAGAAGAAGAAAAAGATGAAAAAGAAAAAGAAGTAAAAGAAAAAGAAGCAAGGGAAAACTCAAGGGGTAAGGAACATTTTGATAAAATGGAAAATGCGATTAAGGAAGGCGAGAAACCCGAAATAGTTGAATATGAAACAACTGATACAAAACTTGCTAGAGGAAAAGAGAGGTATTAAAAATGACTCAATATTCAAACCAATTTAATGTTACGGCAGAAAAAGGAATGTTAACATTACTTCCAAATAGTAATGTTTTTAATTGTAAAATTGATGAAAATGAAAGTGCAACACTGGTTCCCGGTGACCCTGTAAAAATAAAAGACGTTGCAGGCTCACAGATAGTGGTTGAAAAAGCGGCTGCCGCTACAGATGCAATACTAGGCTTTGTTTGTAGAAGTATTAAACAATCTGAATACGTTGCGGAAGACACTGTACAGGTTGCATTTGAGAACTGCGTAATGGTTATGGAAGCAGACGCTGCAATAGCTCGTGGAGCGGTTTTAGAGGTTGACCCTTCAACTTCAAAGGTAGATACTCATGGCGGAACCAATAGAATCGTAGGTTACGCTCTTGATAAAGCAGCTGCCGATGGTGACTTAATAAGAGTTTTGATCGATCTTCCTGGGCTTGATATTGCTAACTTAACATTATCAGGTAACTTGGCAGTTGGCGGAACCCTTGCAGTTACTGGAGATGCTACTTTTAGTGCAAACGTTATAAGGTCAAACGCTGTTTATGATTCCGGTGCAGGTGCATTGCCACTTACAAGTGATGTACTTTTTTATGAATCTCAGGGTGCAGAGGCTATCACGTTAGCAGATGGGGTTCAAGGACAGGTTATTAAAATAATAATGACGGTTGATGGTGGTGACGGAACGCTTACACCTGCAAACCTTGGTAATGGTTCAACACTTACATTTGATGACGTTGGAGACAGTGCAGAGTTAGTTTTTGACGGTACTAGTTGGTGGTTAGTTGGAACCCCAACGGCAACATTGGCATAAAGGGGGTAAATTAAATGTTTACAAAAAAACAAATGATAGAAAACGCAATTAACGGTTTGAAGCAAAAGGCTTCAGAAGTTCAAAACGCAATGGGATATAAGGTTGATATTGATACCTTAACGGGTATCAAACAAAAAGTTACTGGTCAAAAATTTTATGAGGTAAAACCCTCAGATTTTATGCCAGTAGTAGTAGGAGACCAACCTTTTTCAGATCAAATATTAACTTACAAAGATTATTCCATAGGAAATGATTTTGAAAGCGGAATAATTGAGCCCGGCTCAAATAATTCTCGCTTAGAGGGTTCAGACGCCGAGATTGAAGGCGTAACTGTTCCTGTAAAGTATTGGGCTAAAAAATTGGAATATACAATAATTGATTTGGCTCAAGCCTCTAAATCAGGTAATTGGTCTTTAATCGAAGCAAAGGAAAGATCAAGAGTTAAGAATTACCAATTAGGTATTCAGAAGATAGCTTTTTTAGGTCTACAATCTGTTTCAGGTGTTAAGGGATTACTTACACAGAGCGATGTTACAACTAATACTTCGGTTATCGATCAAAATATTAGTGCAATGACTGCCGCTGAACTTAACACTATGCTTCAAACATTACTTTCTGTTTACTATTCTAATAGTAATAGTACGGTAATGCCTGATACTTTTATAATTCCAACTGATGATTATTTAGGACTGGGAACGCCTTTTAGTTCTACTTATCCTAATATTTCAAAAATTGATTATTTGGAAAAAACTTTTAAACAGTTAACTGCTAATCAAAACGCCGCTATCCTTCCTTTGGCTTATGCACAAATGGAAAGAAACAGTGATTTTTTGGGTGGTGGCTCTGGGCTAAATAGATACGTAATGTATCGTAGAAACGAAGAAGAGTCTCTAAGAATGGATATACCAGTAGATTATACAGGAACTATTCAGGACACAGTTGACAACTTCGCTTACTCTTCGGTTGCTTATGCTGGGTTCACTGGCTGTAAAGCTTACAGACCAAAAGAAATGATCTATTTTGATCATTCTAGTTAATAGGGAGTTTAATTTATGAGTGAAGTAAAAGTTTACAATCGTGGAAAGGCAATGTGTGCAGGCGTTCCACCGCTTAGATTCAAAGAGCTATCTATAGAGGAAGCCAATAAGGTATGTGGAATGTATAAGCAGTTAAGCATTGTAAGCGATAGCAAAGAAGTAAAAGCATTAAAAGAAGAAAACGAACTTTTAAAGCTTGAAATTGAAGAGCTAAAACGTAAAAAGCGTAAACGTAAATAGAGTTTTGGGTGGGGGTGTCTCTTGGATTTAAGCACTATAACCGTAAGTGACTTTAAGAGTAAATTTCTAAGAGACTTCCCCTATCTTCGCACTTGGAGCGCAACTAAGAGCTATTCAGTTGAAGACGAAACCGTAAAAAATGATAAAATCTATAAAGCGTTACAGGTAAGCACCAACAAAGACCCTGAAACTGAAACATCTTATTGGTCGGAAATAGAAGATTATGAATCATCTTATGTACTAGACGCAGACATAGAAAGATCATTTTTAGAAGCGGGAATGAATTTCAATCAAGGCTTATTTGGTGAAGACGCACAAATAACTCTAGGTTTTTTATATCTTTCAGCTCACTATCTTGTTATGGATTTACGAGCTGCTCAAAAAGGGGTTAACTCTAGTACGGAAAACCCCATTAATTCTCGCTCGGTTGGTAGCGTATCAGAGAGTTATTCTATCCCCGAATGGGTTACAAAAGATAAAATTTTAAATTACTATACTAAGTCTTCTTATGGGATGAAATACTTAAGTTTTATCTTAGGTAGAATGACAGGTAATGTCCAAGCCATACAAGGAGCAACGAGAGCATAATGCCAGCGGACGTTAAGGTAAAATCAAATTTGAAAGAAGTAAATAAAACCCTAAAAGGGCTTACTAAAAAATATTTTACTAAGTTAGGTATATTTGGTAAAAAGGATTCTCGTAAGGGGGCTCTTTCTAATGCAGAGCTTGGCGTAGTTCATGAATTTGGAAGCCATTCTAAAGGTATCCCTTCTCGATCTTTCTTAAGGATGCCATTAATTGAAAAAAGAAAACAATTACTGAAATCAATTGCAAAGCAAAAAGAAAACCTTGAAAAAGGTTTACTGGATAACGGTATCAAAGAAGTATTCGAACTCGCAGGGATAGAGGCTGAGGCTATAGTATTGAAAGCCTTTGAAACCGGAGGTTATGGTAAGTGGGCACCTTTGAAAAAAAGAAAAGGAACTCCTCTTATCGATACAGGGCAATTAAGTAGGGCAATAACTTCAAAGGTGGTTAAGGGTGACTAGTAGATTAGTGTTTGATAATAAAATTACTTCCAACATGCCCAAGATCGTTAATGCCTTAGATGGTTGGCAAGACGAGTTAACCATTGTTCGAGTTACCGAATCATGGTCTGGGGGGGATAAGGTAGAAACTACTGAGAATATAGGCATCACGGGCACTATTCAACCTCTCAGCCCTAAACAAGTATCCCTAAAACCCGAAGGTCAAAGGGCTTGGAAATGGTACCAAATACATGACTATACAAGAGTTAGCAACTTGGATACAAGCGATAGAATAATAATTGAAGGAAAAAAATATAAGGTTATGGCAATAAATGATTATAGCCGTAACAATTATATTGAATATCACATTATAGAGTTTTATGAATAAAGAAGTTGAAAAAATAATAGTTGACATCCTTGTTAACGAATTAGATTTACCTGAAACTTATAATAATGGTATACCTTCGGTTGTAATTGGTTCTCAAAACTTTCCATTAGGGAATGTTGAAGATTTACAAATTGTTGTTTCCAATGTGGATACAACAATTATATCCAATAAAAACGAATTAGAGGTTTCAAACGCTGATGACACTACTCCAGGAACGGAGCGTCAAACAATATCGGCAATTGAAACAATACAAATTGATATGTTTTCAAAAGATAATAGTGCACGTCAACGCAGAGTAGAAGTTTTAATGGCTTTACAGTCTTATTATTCTAAGGAGATGCAAGAAATGTATCAATTTAAAATTTTTAAAATACCGTCAACCTTTATTAATACTACTTCCGCAGAGGGTGGAAGTCAACTAAACAGATTTACAATTAATTTTCTTTGCTCAACTTGGTACGAGAAAATCAAGAATTTTTCAGATTATTATGAAAAATTTCCTGCAAGGGTTGATAATGAAAATACTATTAATAAAGACGATGGTATGTTAGAATTTGAAATAGATGAAAACACAAATTTATAAGGAGAGATAAAATGGGAAGTATTTTACCAGTTTCAAACATTATTAATGTTTCAATCTCTGGAATCCCTAGTGGGTTAACGGAGAGAAGCGTTAATGTTGTTGCGCTGTTCACAACAGAAACGCCCAGCGGAACAGATATTTATAAAGATCACATTGACCCTAGTACAGTGGAAACTGCTTATGGTTCTAGTACGGTAGCTGCGTCAATGGCAAGTAACGTTTTTGCTCAAAGCCCTAATATTTTAAGTGGCAATGGTAAGCTTGTTACTATACCGCTTGATGGTTCTGTAAGCGCAACCCAAGGCGATTGGGAGAGTGCAGATATTAGTGCAAACTTAACAGATTTAAAAGCGGTTACTGATGGAGATATAACAGTAACACTAAATGGCACTGATATAGACTTAACAGGTTTGGATTTTTCAAGTGCTTCTGACTTGGAAGACATTGCTACTATTCTTAGCCAGAGGTCTGAATTAGTTAACTGTATAATTTCCGCTTCCACGACTGCATTAACCTTTAAATCAAAAAAAGTTGGTGCAGATAGTGATGTGGTTGTTAAACAATTGTCAGGCGGTGCTGGTACTGACTTATCGGGTGCAGATTATTTTAATACTTCATCGGGTACCGCTACCAGTGGAGCAAATGCAAGTGGAGAAACCTTGTTGGAAGCCATTACACGAGTTAAAGATAAAGTATTTTTTGCAGGGGTTATGACTGACCTTGAAATGGAAGATGATGTAATAGAAACAACCGCATCCGGTATTCAGGCACAGGATAGAATTTTCTTACATCACTTTGCCGACACAAACGACATTGCAGGGATTGCAACTACTATTCAGCAGGCAACACAGACAAAAAATAGATGTTTAGGTTATTTTGATAATCCACAAAGTGCCAACCTATATAAGGCTGCTTATGTAGGTAAAGCTTTTAGTCAAAACTTTAGTGGCTCAAACACTAGTTTTACAATGAACCTTAAGAGTCTTGCAAATGTAACTCCAGACCCAAATGTAACTCAAACACTTTACGGCTCTGCAAAGACAGCCGGTATTGATTTATACGTGAGCTATGATGGGGTTCCAAGCGTACTTTCAACGGGAGGAAATTTATATTTCGATCAGATTTATTCTCGCTTACAATTAAAGTTTGCCCTAGAAGCAAGCGGATTTAATTATTTGAGACAAACCAATACAAAGGTACCTCAAACTGAAGCTGGCATGGACGGCTTGAAATCTGCTTATGCAGATGTGATGGAAAGATTTGTAAGTAACGGCTATATAGGGCGTGGTAATTCTTGGGCAAGTTCTCAAACTTTTGGTAACCCAGAAGACTTTAAAAGAAACATAACAGATAACGGATACTATGTGTTTAGTGTACCAATATCTCAACAATCACAATCAGACAGATTGGAGCGTAAGGCTCCGGTTGCACAAATGGCACTTAAAGAAGCCGGTGCAATTCATAGTTCTGATGTTTTAGTAATCGTGGAGGGATAAAAAAATGGGTGTAAATGCAATTACAGGTCAAGATACATTAACGATTTTTGACAGAAACATAACAGACGTTGCGGAGGGCGATGTATCAACAATTACATTTCCTAATGAATTGTTTACATTAAAAACCGGTAAGAATGAAAATACTATCTATGCTTTAAATGCGGAAGGTAGGAATTGTGAATTAAGTTTACGTGTAATGCGTGGCTCTGAAGACGATAAGTTTTTACAATCAAAACTTAGTGAACTTCTAAGAGACCCGCCATCTTTTTCTTTATGTGCAGGTCAATTTACTAAGCGCATAGGTGACGGCTCAGGAAGCGTTACCAGAGAGGTTTACAAGCTTAGTGGCGGTATTTTTATGAAAGCCATTGAATCCAAGGAAAATGTTGACGGTGATATAGAACAAGCCGTTTCAATTTATAATATGAAATTTGCACTGGCTACTAGGAGTCATCAATAATGAAGGAATTTGAAACAACAACCGGGGCAATGCTTAAAGTTGGCGTTGCCTCTTTTGAAGATTGTTTGGCATTAAAAAACATCGTAGAGAAAGAGTTGTCAAAACAAAAAATTGATATTAATAAAATTGATCTAAAAAGCACTGATATAAGCGCAATTATAAGCCCTATTTTGGCGGTTGATAGTTCTCAAGATTTTATTAATGCTTTTTTTAAGGTTGCTAAAAAATCATTATACAATGATGAAAAAATAACTCGCTCTACTTTTGAAGATGAAAGTGCAAGGGAGGATTATTATTTTATATTGTTTGAAGTTTGCAAAGCGGCATTGCTCCCTTTTTTCAAAGGGCTTGCTTCGAGCTTCAAACACATTATACCAAAAACCGCAACGAAAAATATCCAAAAATAAAAGTTAATGATTATGCTATGTTTTTGGGTATCAAAATTGCGAAGCTTGGTTACTTTAATGGAAATCCTGAGCTTGTCTTGCAAGCCCCTTGTGACGTTGTTATACAGATACTTAAGTTTGAGGCTATGGAAAATAAATATAACGAGTGTTATAGGAGCTTAAATGAACATAGGTGAGTTATTTGTTAAATTAGGTGTTGACGTAGATAACGCCTCAATCGAGGGCTTTCAAAACAAGGTCAATGAACTGCCCGGTCAATTACTTAATTTAAAGAATGTCTTTGTGGGGCTAATTGTTTATGGTCTTGATAGGTTTGTGGAATCTACTATAGATGGAACGGTAGCTTTACAAAACTTCAATAACCAAACTGATTTATCAATTGCAAAGCTTCAAAAATGGCAAGTGGCAGGTCAATTAGCTGATATATCGTTAACTACCGAGCAAGTAACGTCTTCTGTTCAGGCACTACAAAAAAACTTAACAGAAATACGATTAGGTGGTGGAAATATTCGGCCATTTCAGCTATTGGGTATAGACGTTCAAGGAAAAACCGCATACCAAGTTTTAGAGGATATCCGTAGCTCGATTAAGGGCATGGACAGTGCAACGGCGGTTAATTTAATCGAACAAACTGGATTAAGTCCTAATTTTATTAACGTGTTAAGGCTTACCAATAAGGAGTTTAAGGAACTTGGGGATGCTAAGTTTTTAAGTAAGAAACAGCGAGATACATTACTTAAATTAGGAACTGCTATTAATAAATTTAAAATTAATATGAGTTTAGCGAAAGATGTCATAGTAGCAGACCTTGCCCCTGCTTGGGAAGCATTACTGAAACTTGTTGAGCGGTTAGGTAACGGTTTTGTAAGACTTACTAATTTTTTTATTAATAATAAATTAGCTTTGTTAGCATTGGCAGGGGTTGCTTATGCGGTAGTGTCTGCGTTATCCCCCATTGCAGTATTAATAGGAGGGTTAATCGTTTTATTCGATGACATGATGGTTCATTTTGAGGGCGGAGAAAGTGCCCTAGGTAGATTTTGGGATTTATTAAATTTATTTAACCCATTTGCCTCTGTTGAAAATTGGAATAAGAGTTTGCAGAATGTAATGGATATGTTTTCCGATTTTTGGGAGTTTTTAAAACCTTTTGGTACGTGGTTTCAATATGAGATTATAATGCCAATAAAAGAAGCTTTTAAAAATTTTAGTAATTTTTTTAACTTAACTAAAAAATTAGAAGGTATTAAAAGTCTTTTTGGTTTTGGAGAAGATGAAGAAAAAAAAGAAGACGTAGAGGTAAATAGGGTTTTTAATAATCTTAAAGAAGCCGAAAAAACATTAATGCAGAATCAAAAAACAAGTATAGAAAATGTTTCAGGCTCAAATAACACGACAAGCTTCAACAATAGCTTTAATATTCAGTCTACCGGGAACCCGGAAGAGGTAGCAGAATCGGTTATTCAAATACAGCAAAGAGAATTTAACTATGCGTATCAGGACGCAAACAATGGAGCAAAAATTTAATGGCTAATGAACTAAACTCAGTAAGTGATTTTTCAAAGTTCAAAGAAAACTATCAAAGCTTTGTAGTTAGACCATTTAACAAATTTGGCTTATCAGGTTTGGTTTTCGATATAGATGGAGAGCAGATTAATAAACTGCAAGCAGATATAACAGATCATTACGTTGAGGATAACAGTGCAATTCAAGATCATATTGCTAGAAAACCTCTAGAGGTAACGCTTAGTAGTTATATAGGTGAGTTAGTAAGAACTGAAAGTGATAGCATAATAAAAAAAATTCAAAAGAATGCTCAGAAATTGGGAACCATAGTCGCTTATGCTCCGGCTGTAATTTCTTCAGCGGAAAGGCTAAGACAGGGTGCCGAAGCGGATAGTTTTAATTTTGATAATACGGTAGACACTACGTCTGATCTTTGGGCATTAACAAAAAACCTAAATCCTAGTGCCAGTAAGCAACAACGAGCATATATTTTTTTTGAATCATTATATAATCAAAATATTCTAGTAAGTTTACAAACTCCTTGGAAATTCATTAAAAACATGGCAATTAAAACATTAACGGCAGTGCAAGACGAGGAAACAAATCAAATAACAAATTTTTCTATCACCCTGAAACAAATACGCACAGTGTCTACACAGGTGGTAGCATTTGATAAAAAAAAATATCAATCACGATCAAAGCAACAAAAACAAGATATAATTAACAAGGGAAAAGCGAAGGGAAAAAAATCTTTATTAAGTTCTGGCTTAGATTTTTTTAAGGGATAATGCAAACGATAACAGAAATAAACAATGATGCGAAGCAGAAACTAAGTTTGGTAACAGAAGACGGGGTTACCTTCGACTTTACAATTGAATATAAACCTAATGTTTTGGGTTGGTTTTTTAGTCTCACGTATGAGGACTTTACGGTTAATAATGTTAGATTATGTAATTTTCCCAATCTATTAAGGCAATGGAAAAATAAACTACCATTTGGTATTATGTGTACTGTAAATGATGGTTCAGAGCCGTTTTTGATTGATGACTTTGCAACCGATAGGGTTCAAATTCATTTATTAACAACTACAGAGGTCGAATTGGTAGAAAGTGAGTTGTTTAATGGCTAAGTTTGGTCGTGCCTATAATCTTACGTGGATACCACCGGAAGAGGAAGACGTTATAAATGTTACAATGCCATTAACTATGCAATTTAATGTTAATCGATCAACTATGTCAAGCATTAACAGTGCCCAAATAAAAATTTATAATTTAGATCAAAAAACACGCAGTAGAATGTTTCAAGATAGGTTTGATCTTGACCTTGAAAGGCGTAATAGTATAATATTACAAGCCGGATATAAAAATCTAAGTACAATTTTTCAGGGTGATGTTTTTGAGGCATATAGTATGCGTCAAGGTACAGAAATAATAACTCACATGGATTGTAGAGATGGAG